GCTCCGCCCATTATTATTAAAAACATACGGAAAATACGAAATAATTTGTATTCTATACCTATTGGTCGAGAGGATATGATTCCAAAAGGCTACGAAATTATTGATAAAAGAATACAAATTCCTGTAGATTTTCCAAAGTTTAAGTACGACCTACGGGAGAGCCAGCAAGATGTCTATGATAAGATACAAGAGAATTGTGTTATCAATGCTTTCGTCTCTTGGGGCAAAACTTTTACTGCGCTTGCTATTGCTGCCAAGCTCGGGCAGAAAACTCTGGTTATTACTCACACAGTGGCACTACGAACACAGTGGGAGAAAGAAATCAAAAAAGTCTTTGGAATTACCCCCGGAATTATTGGATCCGGAGAGTTTAATACGGAAGGCCCTATCGTAGTAGGAAATGTACAGACTTTGTATAAGCATAAAGAGAAGGTTGCTAAAAAGTTTGGTACGGTAATTATTGATGAGTGTCACCATATACCTGCAAACACTTTTAATAAGCTCATAGACTCAAACTATGCAAAGTATAAAATCGGTCTCTCTGGCACCGTCGAGAGAAAGGATGGTAGACACGTTCTACTCCCCGATTATTTTGGGCCCACCCGCTTCACGCCTCCGCGTGAAAACTATATGGAGCCTAGTATAGATATTATACAAACTCGTATAAGATTTATGGATGGTGCACGAATACCTTGGGCAAACCGAGTAAATGACTTGGTTTCCCAGAATGATTACGGAGAGCTTGTCAGCCTACTCGCTGCAGCTTACCGAAAACAAGGGCACTACGTGCTATTACTCTCTGATCGAGTAAACTTTCTGAAACGCATTGAAAGAACTCTTGGAGATTGTTGTGAAATTATTACTGGAGAGACTTCGGTAGACGATAGAGATGTAAAGATAGGTCGGATTATGTCGGGAGAGAGTCAAATACTTCTTGGCACACAGAGTATATTTTCTGAGGGTATCAGTGTAAATAGATTGAGTTGCCTGATACTTGCGACTCCAGTAAGCAACACACCGCTACTAACGCAGCTTATTGGGCGAGTTATACGGAACTTCGAAGGAAAAATGGATCCCGTTATTGTAGATATTAATTTAAAGGGTAAAACAGCCGAACGGCAAGCACAAGTAAGGTTAGGACACTATATCAAAGAAGGTTATAGAACGAATCTGGTGGAGATGTGAATAAAAAGTTCTTGACACACTTACTGTTTGCTGTTATAATATACGGTTCCGATTGGGAGAATAGATATGGGAAACAAGGGAATTGGTGATCCTGAAGTTCGTGCTGCTGGCAGGAATAAACCGGATCGAAACTGGTATCCAGATAATTTTGACTGGTACTTAAAGTGGGTAGCTTCTATTACTATCCTCGCCTCTTTAGCTATGAGGTCTGCGGGTGTGGATTATAGAATGTATGATTTGCTTTTTGGCGTTGTTGGAGTAGCTCTCTGGACTTGGGTATCAGTAATATGGCGAGATAGAGCACTTATTATGCTAAATGGGGTGTCTTTGTTCTTGCTAGTAAGTACAATATTAAGAGAAATTTAAGTGATTACATACAACTGGTTAAAAGTATATAATAAATCTTCCGGTAAGGCACATAATATATTAAATATTATGGCGTTTATTACGTTTCGACCAATACCTAAAAACGATTTTGATACAAATAACTTGAAGTATGCTCAGATTAATTGGAACGGGGACTCGTTCCTTATAAACCCTTCTGCGGTTATCTATAATCGTAGTAGAGTTGATGAAAAACATCTTGCCGATTACGTGGCGTTGGCAAGTTTTCGCAGCCTAGCTGAATACAAAGTCACGAAACGCAAGACTCTTTCGTTGCAGGAATGTCCTGTACCCTTGGAGTCACTAATACAAAACCCATTACTTTCTATCATAGATGGAGAAATCTATTTTTGCTGGGAAGAAACGACACATTAAGGAAAACAATTATGAAATTAATGAATTCAGCCGGTTCGGCTAAAAAGAAGACTCTCAACCAATACCAGATCCGTGATGGTGCTAACGCAGTTCGCCTATTTGGTGATCTATTGCCTCGTTATATTTACTGGGTAAAAGGCGAGAACGACAAGAACTTGCCTCTTGAGTGTCTTGAGTTCGATCGTGAAAAGGAAACTTTCACTAGCGGAGAAAAAGATTGGGTCAAGGTTCACTACCCAGATCTCAAAGCCAACTGGTCATACTCTATTCAATGCGTTGATCTTACTGATGATAGTGTAAAAATCTTCAACTTAAAGAAGAAGCTGATGGATCAAATTCTCACTGCGGCTCAAGAGCTTGGTGATCCTACTGATCTTGATGCAGGTTGGGAAGTACACTTTAAGCGTACTAAGAACGGTCCACACGTTTATAACGTAGAGTATACTCTCGACCAAATTAAGTGCTTGAAGAATACTAAGCCAGTTACAGATTCTCAGCGGGCAGCTATTGATGCAGCAACTCCTATTGAAGAGTTATTGCCTCGACCCACTGCTGACCAACAGCAAGAGCTTCTTGAGCGCATCGCCACTGGCGGTGAAGAAAAGAATGTTGATTCTGAAGTTGACGCGATGTTTGATGTATCATGATTTTATTTACCGCAGATTGGCATATTAAATTAGGACAAAAGAATGTTCCTGTGGATTGGGCTAAGAATCGTTACCGAATGTTTTTCGAGCAAGTACATAGTCTCGAGCAGCAGTGCAACATGCACATTATCGGTGGTGACTTGTTTGACCGCTTGCCAAGTATGGAAGAATTGGAACTATACTTCTCGTTTATTCGGGAAGTAAAGATTCCTACGATTATCTATGATGGTAATCACGAAGCCACTAAAAAGAATAAAACTTTCTTTACTTCGTTAAAGCAAGTTACTAGAGACATTAATCCTCTAGTTCGAATAGTAGACATATCTTATGTTGATAGTGATATGGGCTTTGGTATTCTTCCGTATGCTGACCTGCATCGTAAAGAGAGTATTGAGAAGTTTAATACTTCGATGCCTCTCTTTACACACGTTCGTGGGGAGATTCCTCCTCACGTAACACCCGAAGTAGACTTGGATAGGTTTGAAGACTTTCCTGTAGTATTCTCAGGAGATCTTCACTCTCACTCTAACTGTCAGCGTAACATTGTGTATCCTGGCAGTCCTATGACTACTTCGTTCCACAGAAATACAGTAAAAACAGGTTATATTCTTATCAATCCAGTTGATTGGAGCTGGATGTGGGATGCTTTTGACCTTCCACAACTGATTCGTAAAACGGTCAGTGACCCAGCAGATATGGTTGCTGGTGATTATGACCATATTATATATGAACTGGAGGGAGATTTGGGAGACCTGTCTTCTGTTAAAAATAACGAGTTACTGGATAAAAAAGTAGTAAAGAGAAATAATGAAGCTACGCTATTGCTTAACAAAGAAATGAGCATTGGCGAGGAGCTAGTAGAGTACCTAAAGTACATTCTTGAAATTCCAGAAGCTAAAATACCGGACATAGTAGGGCTTTTCAATGATAACATTAAAAACCTTGAGTTGGAGTAACTGTTTTTCTTACGGGGACAACAACTCTATTGATCTGTCCGAGCAGAAAATTACACAAATTCTTGGAACCAATGGGGTAGGCAAATCGTCTATCCCATTGATCTTAGAAGAAGTTTTATTTAATAAAAACTCCAAAGGAATCAAAAAAGCAGATATCGCTAACCGCTTGTTCAATGCGGGGTATTCGATCAATCTACTGTTTAGTAAAGGTTCTGATGAGTATGAAATTGACTTAGTTCGTAAATCGTCGCTCAAAGTAAAACTATTGAAAAACGGAGAAGACATAAGTAGTCATACTGCTACAAATACTTACAAAACTATAGAAGAAATTATTGCTATTGATTTCAAAACTTTCTCGCAAGTGGTATATCAAAATCCAAACGCGAGTTTAAATTTTCTGACAGCTACGGACGCAAACCGTAAAAAGTTTCTCATAGATCTTTTAGGTCTTGAGAAATATGTAGAAATTTTTGAGATGTTTAAAGGGGTATCTAGAGGAATAGAAACTGAGTACTCAAGGATTGACGGTAAGGTATCGACCATCGAAAAATGGTTGCAAAATAACCGATTGACCGATACTACCCCAAGGCAAGTGCAAAATTTACCAAAATTATCGGAAGATGATCAGGATGAAATCAGTTCACTTATGGCTGAAATTAAAAATATTTCGATCTCGAACCGAAAAATTTCTCAAAATAATCAGTATAAAGATATGCTGAAAAACATTGATATTAATAGTGCTCGGGCTTTGCCTGCCACTGAAATAATATCGTATGATAAACTACAGTCTGAAGTAGGTGCTCTAAACTCTAAAGCAAATGCCTCTTTAGATGAAATTCGTAAAATAGAGTCGTTAGGCGACGAGTGCCATACCTGCGGGCAACCAGTAGATGAGCAATTTAAACAAGTTCATATACTACAACACCAAGAAACTGTTCAAAATGCTACAGCTTTACGAGAACAGATATCGTATGACATTACAGAGATACAGAGAAACAACAAAGAATATGCAGAAAAGCAAAAAACAATCAAGGATTGGGAAACACTTTTCTCAAAAATTGATCAGACAACGCCGTCTGAGCTATTGGATGAACAGGAACTTAGAGCAAGACTTGAAGCTATACAATCCCAAGTTCGTGAGCAACAACAAGAATTAGACAAGATTGAAAAAGCAAATCAAGCCGCTTCAGCTCACAACGCCAAAATAGAGGTTGTGGTTGAGCAAACGGCGGAGTTTGAAAAAGAACTATCTATTTTAATGGTACAGTTAAACGAAATACAGGGAACTAAAGCAAATTTAGAAATACTAAAGAAAGCTTTTAGTACAAACGGTTTAATAGCCTACAAAATAGAAAATTTAGTAAAAGAACTAGAAGAGATTACCGGATCTTACTTGGCTGAACTATCAGATGGTAGATTCACATTAAACTTTGCAATTAGTAACGACAAGCTGAATGTAGAGATTACTGATAACGGTAATACAGTGGACATTCTTGCTCTTTCTTCGGGTGAGCAAGCAAGAGTAAATACAGCAACCCTTTTAGGCATTCGTAAAATTATGAATAGCTTGTCGTCTAGTAGAATTAATGTTCTATTCTTAGATGAAGTTATTAGCGTTCTCGACGATACAGGTAGAGAAAAGCTAGTAGAAGTCTTATTGGAAGAAGAGTTAAAT